TAAGGGTGGTAAAGAGCATCATAACGTGGTGGCCTTGCGAGAGGCAAAGTCTAAGGTACTTGACTATGTCAAGCAAGGACTAGACCTACAGGATGCATTAGCAAGGGCTGAGCGTAAGCCAGATGTCATGAAAGACTGGCGCAAAGACCCTGCCTTTATGAAACTACTAGAGGCAGCAAGGACTGAAGGGCAGAAAACCCTGAGCATTGTCTCAGGAGATGCCAAGTTTAAGATAGGCTTTGCTGAGTTCTCTAAGGAGTTTCTAGACAGCCCTATCTTCCCACATCACCAATCTTGGGTAGATTTGCTAGAAGGCCGTGAGCCATCCTATTTACACGATGCAATGACCTATGACCCAGCCTCCAAAAAGCGCCTTCTGATAAACGTACCCCCCGAGCATGCCAAGTCCACGGTCATCACAGTCAACTACTGTGTCTATCGCATAGCCATGGACCCGAACATTAAGATTACTATTGTCTCTAAAACACAGGAGCGCGCAAAAGAATATCTCTACTCCATCAAGCAAAGGCTCAGCCATGAACGCTGGGCCAAACTACAGGCCGTCTATGGCTCTGCTGGTGGTTGGAAAGAGGACGCTGATACCTGGAAGGCTGACCGAATCTATTTAAGCCGTGACTCAACGGAAAAAGACCCGACTGTTCAAGCCTTAGGTATCGGCGGTCAAATCACTGGAGCACGTTCAAACCTTATCATCCTAGATGACGTGGTAACTACATCCAATGCCCATGAATGGGAAAAGCAACTTACTTGGTTGCAACGAGATGTAGTAACTCGTCTTGGAGATAGTGGACGCCTCTTGGTTGTTGGAACCCGTATTGCGGCTAATGACCTATACCGTGAGATTAGAAGTCCTGAGCATTGGGTGGGTGGCAAGTCTCCATTTACCTACCTGTCAATGCCAGCAGTCTTAGAGTATAACGATGACCCGCAAGATTGGGTAACACTATGGCCTGCGTCACAGATTCCTTGGGAGGGTCTAGATGAAGAAGCAGTTCCAGATGAAAACGGTCTATAACCTAAATGGAATGGGCCAGCATTATTCAGACGACGAAGTGAAGTTAGCGCTTCTGCTTGGGCACTCGTTTACCAACAACAGGACATACAAGAAGATTCTATCTTTTCCCCTGTCTGTGTTCAAGGTTCAATCAACGGGATGCGAAAGCGCGGCCCTTTAAAGCCAGGTGCTGCAGGACATCCTGCACCAGGTGCATGGTATACCATTATGGGACTTGACCCTGCTATGGCAGGTAATACCGCAGCAGTGATTATGACTGTGGATAGACAAACTCGTAAGCGTTATGTATTAGATGTAGAAAATATGAGAGACCCTAGCCCTCAAAAGATTCAACACTTGATTGAAGACTGGGTTGAGAAGTATAAGCCACAAGAATTGCGTATTGAGACCAATGCTCATCAGAAGGCATATGCCCTAGATGATGATTTGCGCTCATACCTTGCCAACTGCGGAGTAAAGTTCTCTAGTCAGTTTACTGGCAAGAACAAATGGGACACTTCTTTTGGCGTAGCGGCTATGTCTGGTCTATTTGGCACTGCGCGCAATAACACTCATCAAGATGATAACCTACTTGAACTACCTTCACAAGAAGGTTCAGAGGGCATCAAAAGTTTAATCCAGCAGTTAATTACTTGGAAGCCTGATACTAAGGGTAAGACAGACTGCGTAATGGCGTTGTGGTTCTGTGAACTACGCGCTAAAGAAATTATTGGAAATGCAAGTATCAACCAGTCCTATTTGAACAACAAGTGGGCTACAAGAGCACAACTTCAAAATCGTTATCTAGTAAATGTTAACGACTATGAATTTTCAATCTACGAATAGGATATCATGACAGACATTGACAGCATTGCTAGGCGCGTAGAGAACCTTAAGGTTCGCTTTGCCGCACGCGATAAACGTATGGCTGATGTTATGGCTGTTCGCAAGGGTAATATAGCATCTATCTTCCCAGATATGTTCCCAGATAACATGGAACACCCTATGATTGCTAACTTTGTCGATGTTGCTGCACGCGATTTGGCTGAAGTACTTGCACCATTGCCTTCATTTAACTGTTCTGCAACTAACGTTACCTCTGATAGAGGTCGTACCTTTGCTGACAAACGTGGAATGATAGCCAACAACTATGTCTATCAATCGCGACTACAATCACAGATGTATTGGGGCGCTGACTGGTACTTCTCATATGGATTCTTACCTATCCACGTAGAGCCAGACTTTGAAACCAACATGCCACGCATTCGCGTGGAAGACCCAATGGGTGTTTATCCTGAATTTGACAGATTTGGTCGCTGTATTGCATACTCTAAGCGCTATCTTAAGACTATTGGCGAACTTGCCAACGAATACCCTGAATATGCACGCACTATCCTAGGTGAACTAGGCTGGAATCAAAACACTAACTCACCTATTGAACTTATTCGCTATATGGATAAAGATGTAACAGTATTTTATATTCCAATGCGCCGTAATCTTATTCTTAACGAGGCAAGAAACTTGTTAGGCAAGATGACAGTACACATTGCACGCCGTCCATCTATTGATGATGATACGCGCGGACAGTTTGATGATGTTATCTATGTGCAGTTAGCCCGTGCACGCTTTGCTAACCTTGCTATGGAGGCTGCTGAGAAGTCAGTACAAGCCCCACTCGTAGTACCACAAGACGTTATCGACCTTCCTATGGGTCCAGACGCAATTATTCGCACTGCCCAGCCTCAAAGCGTAGGCCGTGTGAAACTAGATGTTCCAGCCGCTGCCTTCCAGGAACAATCAGCACTCCAATCTGAAATGAGACTTGGTGCACGTTATCCTGAGGGTAGGACTGGAAACATTGACGCCAGTATTATTACTGGTCAGGGAGTTCAAGCGCTTCTAGGAGCATTTGATTCTCAAATTAAGGCTGGTCAAACAATTCTTGCAGAGACATTAGAAGATGTTATTAAAACTGCCTTCTGTATGGACCAAGAATTATTTGATATGGATAAGAATGTTCGTGGAGTTGCCCAAGGCACACCATACGAACTTAAGTATCTACCTAGCAAAGACATCAAGGGTGACTATTCTGTAGAAGTCCGTTATGGACTTATGGCAGGACTTGACCCATCACGCGCACTTATCTTCTCACTACAAGCACTTGGCGCAGATTTAGTCTCTAAAGACTTTATTCGCCGTGAACTACCATGGAGCGTTAACGTTACATTGGAAGAACAACGTATTGAGATTGAAAAGATGCGCGAAAATCTTAGTGCTGCAATTACAGCAAGCGCGCAAGCAATTCCTACTATGGCAGCACAAGGTCAAGACCCAACATCACTTATTCAAAACATTGCCGATGTCATTGAACGTCGTCGCAAAGGGGAGAGTATAGAGGCTGCTGCGTTGGCCGTGTTTAAGGCACAAGTGCCTGAACAACCAGCACAGCCAGAGATGGCTCCACCAGGCCCACAGGGCCCAGTTGAACAAGCGCCCCTGTCCCCGGCAGTTCCTGGACAACCCTCTGGTGGAGCCCCTCAACCACAAGGTCCACCACAAGATTTACAAAGTATTTTAGCAGGCCTAGGAGGATAACATGGCTACTCGTAAAAAGCAGATAGTTGATGATAACTACTCTAAATTAGACGGGTATGCTATTGAACTGCATGAATTTTATAAATCGCTGCGCAAGGCAGGATTTAGCGTTGATAATGCTTTGTATATTCTTTCTGCAAAGCAAACGTATCCTGATTGGATGCAAACGCAACCAACAGTAGAAGACATTAGAAAACACATTGACGAAGATGAGGACTAAAAATGGCAACACCACAGGTAGTTTCTGGAGTAGGCGCTGGTTCTAAACGAGTCGATAAAAACAATGTAGAGCGTGTACAACGAATCCAGCGTAATGCCCAAATTCAACAGGCATCAGGTGGTGCATACGGAGACCGTATGCGCAATGAGAGTTCAGTTCAAGATGCTCCTATTACACCAACTGGTAGTGCAGTAAGTTCTAATATAACAATGCCACCTCCCCCTGTAGCACCTAGCACTAATATTTTTGACCCAAATAATCCAAATGATATCTTTACTAATGGCGCTGGCGGCAATACTGCAGGTACTAGTCCAGATGTGCTCAATGCACGCTTTAATACACACGATGCAGGATATGTTCTCCTTGCTGCTATGTATCAAACTAATCCAACTCCTGAACTTGCCCGTATGTTAGAGGCATATAACGAAGAAGGTATCTTTTAGTGGCAGGTAAAGACCTAATTGATTTAGGTAAATACAATGACCCCTCTAAATTCAGGGCACCTGGTATGTTTGATAACGCTGGAAGCGTTCTCCAGCAACTCATTAATCAGGAAATTGCTGGATTAGATGGCACTCAACACGCTAACTTTGATTCTATTGTAAAGAAGTACCCACATATCAGCAAAGAAATTGTTGTATCTCTTATACGACATGGAGCAAATGCTGATACTCCTGGTATTGACAAGGTTGTTTCTTTAGATGGCGTTAATCAAGCCATGACTGCTGCAACTGCAATTAAAAAACTGCCTTCACTGGCGCAAAAAGATAAAAATTTCTTTTCTACTGTTAAAGATGCTATCTATGGTGGTATAAAAGGCACAACTCGTGTAGGCTTTGCAGCATTACGCTCACCTTACGACTATCTTACAACTCTTGGACGCGATGTTTACGCTGCTTCTAAAGGCGAAATTGGCGTAGGACAGGTATTAAAAGATGCAAATGTTGCAAACTTAGTAGGTCCATCTACTACACTTGGAGCACTTGGACGCGACATGTTTGATGGCGACGGTGTAAGCACTGGTTCTGGTTTCTTTATCTCTCCAGAGTCTCGTGTAGGCAAGCAACAGGCTAAGGCTATGGGCGCTTATGGTCGTATCAATGGACAGTCTTTTACTATTGGACGAGGACTATTAAAGACAGTTGGCGCTAACCCTAATAGCACACAATATAAAATTTTATCTGGGATTGTAGATGCAACTCTTAACGTTGCAACCGACCCATCAACCTGGCTTGGACCAGGTGCATTAAAGGTTGTTAAAGAGGGAAGTAAAGTTAAACTTGCTTTCCGTGGTGGAAGTTTAAACAAGACTGCTCGTGGCGGACAAGATTTAGCAGAAGCAAAGAGAATTGCTGCAGAAGAAACACGCCTAGAACAACGCGCTGCTGACATTAAAGACCTTGAGGCTTTGCCTTCAGAAAAAGAATTACTAGCGCAACGTTCTGATGCTTTGGGTAATATTAAACGCGATTATAGCAATTACTATTTAAAAGCAGAAGATACTTATCAAAAGTCTACTCAGCCTAAGATATACAAAGAAGAAAAAACTGCTGAAGCTAAACTTCAAGCGCTCAATGACCTATTAAAGGTTCAAGAAGTTACAACAACTGGTTACTGGAAGAAACCAGAAAATAAAAAAGCATTTCCACTTGAAAATAATGAAATTAATAAAGTAATTTATGACTCAATTAGAGCAGGCGACCAGGCTGGTATTCTTGATAACTTAACTCAATTAGCAGCCGATGAAAAAAATACACTCAATGCATTTGATGGTGTATTTGTAAATGAACTACCTTCAACTGGCGTTACATTTGGACATAGTGGAAGTTTTGAGTTTGCTCTTAAAAAAGCAACAACTAAAGACTACAAGATTGTTAATCTAACAGAAGATTTTACAGATATTGCTGGAAATACTAAACGAGCAGCAAAAGAAATCAACAATCGTCTTGCACTTCATACAGAATTAGAAAATTTAAGAACAGGAAAATTTAGCCTTTCTGTATTTCAAGAAGAAGCAGCAGTATTTGATAGACTAAATACTCAAGGTTTTGTAGATGATTTGCTTGAGGGTTCTGGAAAACAAAATCTAGGAACATTCTTAAATGAAGCCTACAAACTATCAATGGAATTTGACAAAACGGGTGGAGCATTAGCCCAAATTGTTAAAGTTGTTTCCAAGATTTGGAAAGCAGATGGATTTGAAAATATCCGTGCTATCCATGGTGGAACTGGAGGATATGTATTAAATCCAAAGGTTCTAAGCGGTAAGGCAATTGATGCCAGCACTGTACTTGGAAGAAGTTTAAATCCAGAGGAAACAGCCGCTGCTATGCTTGATGTTGAGAAGGTTGTTCAACCATCAGAAGAAGTTATTGCTAAGGCACAAATAGCACATGATACTGCAAAAGCAAATCGTGCTGGATTGAATCAACGAATTCGTGAAATTGAAGCGCTACGTAAATATGTAGAAAATGACCCTCAACTTGCTGCACAGATTTTAAACAATCCTGAATACGCTGAACTTAAAGGTGTTATGGATTTAGAAATGCAAATAGGCAAAAGAAGACATTTGACTGAACTCCTAAGAGCAGATACTGGACTTATTAGCCATGTTGGTGGTACTCCTGTAGCCGACATTACAAAGGCAAACAAGTATTTACTAGGCAAGCGCTTTGCCGTTATTGCTCGATTAATAGCAAATGAATCTAGTCCTTCTAGAATCTCCAGATTATTTGGCGATAAGTTAGACATGGATGTAGTTAGAGAACTAACAGATGCTGGCACCGCAGATGATGTATTAAGAGTATTACGCAGAAATCTAGGACTTGGTGATACTGACCCAAATATTGCCCGTTCTGCGTTGTTAAAAGCAAATGTGGCTATTGAAAGCCTACAACCAATGATAAAATTATCAACTCCAATAAACCAAAAAATGCTTGCTGGAGTTGAGCGTATGGAAAACTTGCTTACAAGAGTTGTTGTCCGTTCTGTTATTGTACCTTTAGATGACTTAGACCGTCTATCTAAAGAACTACGTAACTGGATGTCTACTGTAAAAGTTCCAGAAAGCATTATTAACGATACAATAGATAAACTTGTAAAAGCAACTGGAACTAATGATAGAAGCCTAAGAACAATTCGTTCTAAGATTATTCAAGATTCCTTTAGTGCTGCACACGTTGCTATGGTAAATGCCTACGGCAAGGGAGACCCAAAACTCCTTGAGATACTAGAACGTGAACTACGCGCATCTGGACAAACTAAAAATTTAGTTGAGCAATACCCATTAAATAGTTCTTTGCCTGGCGATGTAGCAGGTGTGATGGTTTCCGAAGGCAAACAAATTGATATGAATGGCGCAGTTTATGCACATCAATTTTTAGATAGTGTTGTGCGTTTACCAGATACTAAACCAATTGTACGTGCTATTCAAAATTATACTAAGTCTGGACCACTTATTGGAACTCGTAATGGTTTAGATTTATTTGCAACAGAAGTAGCAAGTGTTTGGAAAACAACTCAATTGGCTTTCCGTATATCTTATATGCTTCGCAATGTTGGTGAGATGCAATTCCGCCAATATCTATCAGGTCACGACACTTTACTTAACCACCCAGCAGGCTACATTGCTATGTTAATGGCAGACCCTAATGGTAACGCATGGCAAAAGTTTGCATCTACTTGGGCTAAATATGAAAACGATATCTTAGGTAACTCTTTTAAAAACCCGCAAGCAGCCAAAGAAGCAACTGTTGCTATCGATGAACACTTGCGTCAAATGGGTCGTCGAGTAAGTGCTGGAGATGCGCGTTCTACGGATGTTAAAGTTCGTATGATTGGTAAAATATATAAAATTGTTAATAATGCAGATGCAAATTACCATGAGGCATTAGCAACATCATTGGCTCGTTTTGATGTAGATGACATCATGCAGTTAGTTGCTAAGGCAGATACTGATGTAGCCAAAAATGCTATTGTCGACAAACTTATCGCCAATGAAACTATTAGAATAAATAACTTTGACCGCACTGATATTCTTAAAGAAATCTATGATGCATCAAGAGTTACTGTTCAAAACCGTAAAGTATCGGACTTTGCATCGCTTTTCCTTAAAGACCCTAAACTTGAATTTAGTTACGACAATTTAAATCGTGAAAATATTTATAATTGGATGTTTGACTCTAAATCAAGTGCTAGTTATGAGACCGCTCTTGTTAACCTTATGGGTACTGGAGAAAAGGGTATCTATATTCGCAAACTTCTAGCCGACGGAGTAGTTGTTGTTCCTGGCAAGAAGGGTGATGAAGTCATACGTATGCCTCGTTATCGAGACATGAATAAGTATGAGGACATGGATGCTGCAGATAAAGCATTTAAAGCGCAACTTGTTAAGCATTTTCCTTCAGAGGCAATGCCTGGTGGTAGAGCAATTTATGCAGATACTAAAACACTATTGGCTGCTGAAGAATCTAAACTCAAGCAAATGGTTAATACCTTCTTTGAAATCTCTGCTAAACTTGAAAACCTTGTTAACTTTGGACCAGAATATCGTATGGCATACTGGGACCATATTGGTAGATATGCGCCAGCAATGAGTGTTGCTGACCTTAAATCTTTACAAAAAAATGCTTTTGAAACTCTTGTAAAAATTAGAGTCCCCAATGCCTCTGGCAAAATGATTGCTGTTGGAAAGAAACACCCTACTATTTCTATTATTAATAGAGAGATTAGAAAGCGTGAGAATGACCCAATAAAGGCTAAGGGTATCATGTCCATAGATGACGTTAATGATACAGCAGCACGTAAAGCCTCTTTATATGTAAAAGATTTATTCTATGATGCAAACAATCAAATTGATGCAGCAAATAAACTTAGACTTATATTTCCCTTTGTTCAAGCCTGGGGTAATACAATAAGAAAATGGGGAGAACTTGGCGTTCAAAACCCAGTCAAGGTAATACGCTTTGCTAAAGGATTTGATTCCCTTACAAAACCAGGTTCAGGTGCTATCTATGACCTCACCAACACAAACTATGATGAGCAACAAGGGTTCTTCTACAAGGATGAGTTTGGTACACAGCGTTTCCGCTATCCGCTCAGTGGATTATTTGGTGGTTTTGCTGGTATGGCACAAGGAAAGTTTCCTAAGGACGCTTTAAACTTGACAGCCCCAGTTCAATCTCTTAACTTAGCATTTGGTTCTGTCAATCCAGGTTTTCCTGGGTTAGGTCCTGCAATTTCAACTCCTTTCCTAATGAGTGGTAAATCTCAAGCATTTGGACCAGGTTGGGATTTTATGCGTAATATTTTATTTCCATTTGGAGAACCAGGTTCAAAAGGTGTAGGAGCGTTAACGCAGATTGCACTACCAGCCTGGCTTAATAAATCTTTCTTATACGCTATTAACGACCAAACAATGGTTGAGCGTGGTGTTAAAGATTGGGCAGGCTACTTAGCCTCTACTCAAGACTATGGTGATAACCCATTTGCTAACGATGCTGCTAGAACTAAACTCTTTGCTGATGCAGAAGGTATGTCTCGCTGGACTGGTCTGTTTACAGCACTATTCCAAAGCATAGCACCAGCAACTCCTTCTCAAGAGGTGTTGGCTGCAGTAAAAACACCAGAAGGTAAATATAACTTTGTCTCTCAAACTGTTCTTTACAAGGCATGGGATGAGATTTCAAAAGCAAACCCTGGAAATTATCCAGAGGCTGTAGCACAATTTATGGATAAATTTGGTAAAGAGAATATCTTGCCTATTATCAGTGGTTCTACTAAATCTATTACTGGAACTGATGATGCTTGGTCTTTCTTAAATAAGAATCCTCAAATGGCAGATAAATATGCTACTAAAGATGCTGACGTAATTCCATATTTCTTCCCAGGTGGAGAAGCAGCCGTTTCTTATTATAACTGGCAGAGCGTTACAAGTCGCCGTGAGAAGTTAAGCACAGAAGAAATTGCTGCTGCCGCTGAGGAACTTGTTTACAAGTCAGAACTAGCCCAAATTGGCAAAGAACAGGCTGATAATACTTATTCAGATGTATGGTACACACAACAAGTTATTGCCCTTAATAAGGCATATGGCAATGCTCCAACTAGCAACGTAATTACTGGTCGACAAGAAGCACGAGCAGCCAACGTTGGTAAGGCCCTTAAAGAAGAAGCATTTAAAATGTCTCCTATTTATAATGAGACTAAAGAGTTCTATGCTGCTTACGATAATGCAATTAAGCAATTGCAATCTGCAAGAGTCACACCAAATCCCGATTTGGGAAGTAGTTTCTGGTTAAATACAAAGTATAGAGAGGAACTACAAACATTGGGAAATAAACTTATGCTTGAAAACCCAGCATTCTCTCGTATGTACTACTCTGTATTTGCAAACCTATTAAAGAAAACGGAAAATAAATAATGGCTGCTCCTTGGGGTAATACAAAGATTACTGGCAATAGTGCTGCTGGTCCAACAACTGGCAATGGACAACAAAGCATAAGCGCTATAGTTCGTGCTCAGGGCGGATTATATGAAAATGCTTTTTCTATCTCAGACCCATTTGCTTTTGCAGCCAAGGCTGCTGAAAAGTTAGATGCATTAAAAAAGAGTTCAACGCTTCGTCCTGGTATGACTGACTTTGAATACATGCAGGCATTGCTTCGCAGTTCTGGTAAGTCAAAAGGAACTGGTCCATTAGGTTCAACTGACAATAAAGATATTGCAGCCTTTAAAACTGTACTTCAAAATGCCTATCTTGATGGTGTTACTTGGGATATGTGGCTTACCAATGATATTAAATATGGCGCAAAGCCAGAAGGTAAAAAGGGTCCTTCCTATAATCCAATTTACAGCAAAGATATTTCAAGTGCCCTTAAACTTATAGATAGCACTGATGCCGAAAATATTCTATCAGATACCTACTTCAAGGCATTTGGTCAATATCCAACTGTTGATTTAATCTCTAAATTTAAATCATCTTACGCTAAAGAAGCAACACGCCAAAAAGCAACTACTACTTCTGAATCAACCGTTAAATATGTGCCTGTGCTAAATTCTAAAGGTAAGCCAGCATATAATAAAGATGGCACACCACAAATGAAAGCCGTTAAGACTTCTACGGAAAGTACTACTGGACAAGGTTTTACCGAAAAAGAACAACAAGATTTTCTTGCTCAGTATATCGTTGACACTTCCCCTGCGGGAGCCTTTGATGCGGCAACCATTGGTGGAGCAGCAAAGACTTATTATGACCTGTTAAGTCAATCACATAGCCTTAACTATGAAGATGCTCCAAATATTGCCGCTCTTACTCCTGTTATTAAAACTCTTTTATCTGCAACAGACCAAGGCGTAATTGATGAAACAATTAAAAAATATCAAACCGATGTGCGCACTAGAATTGGAAGCAAGTTCATGGGTGTAGCAGATTATGTTAAATCTGGTGGAGATGCAAAAACTATTATTGACCCATTATTAAAATCTTTATCAGCAAATCTTGAAAGTGATATTACTGAAAAAGATAAGTTAGCAATTAAACTTCTTAACTTTCAGGGTGCAGATGGCAAGTTTCGTTTACCAAATCAATATGAAATTGACCAAGCAGTTATGGCTGATTCTCGTTATGGTAAAACTTCTAAAGCCAAAAATGAAGCAGTTAATTTATTCCAGAGTTTGAAAGGGGCGCTAGGTTAATGGCACAGACAGCAGCCCAAAAAGCAGCAGCATTAAAAAAAGAAGCAGCCGCGGCGCTAAAACGCGCACAAGCCGTAGATAATTCATCTGAGATTGCTGCAACTACCAGCAGACGTGCCGTAATTAATACAGCACCTACTCCTGAAACTGCACCTGTTGTTAGCAATACTCCAAAACTTGACGCTGTTAAAGCGGCTAGTGTTGCACGAAAAGCAGCAGATGTTAGCCTTAAAGATAGCACTAAACCAGCAGACCTTGACAATCCTCCAGAGGGAACTTATTACCAATGGCACGTTTTTGCAGGTGGTGGTGGTGAGTGGCGTTTAATTAAAACAGGTAGTTTTGGCGGTGGTGGCGGTGGCGGCGGCGGTGGCGGCGGTGGGGGAAACGGCGGCGGAGGCGGCGGTAGTGATACTACCCTTAAAAGCGTTACAGACCCTACTGGTCCATCAACTAATATAACTGTACTCAAGTCATTGCTTTCCAGCCTTGGCTATAGCAAGGCATTAGTTGACTCATCTACCCAGTACTTTATGTCTTTGATTGCAGAGGGACTTGACTACGATAATATTGTATCTCTATACACAGATGCAAAAGACTACACTTTAAAAAGTGGACAGAAAGTTACTTCCCCATTTTATGAGCAATACGGTTATCTTAATGAAGGATTAACTCAACCTAAAAGTGCTGCTGACTTATTCCACTTTGTTGAAGGCACAAAAAACCTTATTAAGAGTTACAATATCAGTTCTAAATTTGCAGAGCCTGATGCTCTAAAGAAGTACATAGCCAATAACGTTACTGTTGAAAAACTTGATGAGCG